TGAGTTTATAAATCAGAGCGACGAGGAGAACTTAGTTGAAATTGTTTCAGTTAAATCGCACGGAGTGGATATCACTAGTTGGGTCAACATGGATTATATGTTTGATCTTGTTCGTGATTACATAGCAGAGGCTGACTATCATTGGACTGACCACGGAGATTGATATGAATATCTTTTATCTAAGTAGCTGTCCACGCAAAGCAGCACAAGAACAATGCGATCAGCATATAGTCAAGATGCCGCTTGAGACTGCACAGATTTTGTCTACGGCTCATCGTGTTGTTGATGGCACAATGGTAATCGGACAGACCTCTTCAGGTCGTAAAGCTAAACGCTGGGTGCTGGATAAGCATGACGATAAGTTTTATCTTGCGGCTCATGTCAATCATCCCAGCACTATATGGGCTAGAGAAAGTATTGAACATTACGAGTGGTTGTATGAACACTTTGAAGCATTGAGCCTGGAGTTTCAGAAACGCTTCAAGCACAGCCACAAAAGCTGGAACAAGTTAAAGTTTTTTACATCAAGAGCACCAAAAAATATTAGTGTATCTAGTTTTGTTGAACCGCCACAATGTATGCCTAATGAGTACAAAGATTCTGACACTATCAAGGCTTACAAAAAATATTATGACTTTAAGTTTCACGATTGGATGGAGAAAGGGAGGCCCATGCGATGGACAGAAGCAATATAAAAGAATTCTTTTTTCTTTTGAGAAATTCTCCTGAGTATTTGTATGCACTAGTGATAGTGACTTTCTTTTCTATTGGTATTATAATCGGGGAGTATCTTAAAGATGGAGGATATCTATGAGTATTGATAATGTACCCCCAGCAGAATGGGATCGTGTATCTAAAAGCAGTACGGTCTACGGTAAACTTTATCACCCTGAAGATAAACATGATGTGGTAAATAAACCAGATCATTATAACAAGGGAGCTATTGAAGCCATCCAAGCTATCAGAGCTTCAATGCACCCACAAGAATTCAAAGGATATCTTAAGGGTAACTGCTTGAAATATCTTTGGAGGTACGAGTACAAGAATGGCATAGAAGATCTCAAGAAAGCCCAGGTCTATTTAGGCTGGTTGATAAAGGAGCTAGAAAGTGATTGATGATACTATTGTATCGGACGAAGGTAAAGAATATTCGGTTGAAGAAATTAAACACAGCAATCGAATCATCAAGAGTGCAACACCTAAAGGAACTTTGGATTGGCATCTTAAATGGATTGCTAGTATCTGGTTGCTTGTTGCCATCTCTTTAAGAAGCACTGGGGTTCCAGAACTACAGGTGTATGATATGCTTTTAAGTTTTGCTGGGACTGCGATGTGGGCTGTCGTAGGTTTTATGTGGCGTGACCGGGCGCTCATAATGATTAATACAATCGCTGCTGTAATGTTATTAGGTGGGTTAATTGGAAAAATATTTGGGGTGTAAATGAATTTAAATTTAAATAGGTTGGTTAGAAGCGCCAGTAATCAGGAAGAATATTGCTCCTATATCGTAGAAGAAATTGATACTAGCTCTTGGGATCTAGATGAAATCTATGAGTTGTGGGAAAAAGCAAAGCAATCTGAACTGACGGTATCACAATTCATAAAATACTACAAGGAGAAAACGAATGACCTTTGATGAATATCAGCAGGCCGCTGGAGAAACAGCGGAGTATAGCGACAAGTTCTACCCGATTGCATCTTTGATGGTGGAATCAGCGGAGTTGTCAGATCTATTCATAAAGCCTATGCTCCGGGGTGATGATAAAAAACTGGACAGGCACGACATTATTTCAGAGGCTGGGGATGTGCTTTGGAACCTGGCTATGTTGTTGAAAGATAATGGGGTTGACCTGTCTGAAGTGGCGTGGTACAATCTTAAAAAATTAGACAGTCGTAAAAGACGAGGACTTATAAAAGGTTCTGGAGGTAATCGTTGAAGATTATACAAGGTAATTTTAATAGAGATAAATCTAAGTCTCTTAATGATAAAGTTTTAGAAGGTCTTACAAAGCTAAAGGACCAATCTAATGATGAAGAAATTAGATATCCTTTTATTCTTATTGTTGATACAGGTGAAGACCTAAGAGTAGTATCTGATGTAGAGATGGAAAAGTTTAATCTGTTATTAGATCTTGTTAAGATGACAGTTCTTACAGGAGAATATAATTAATGGATGATGAAGTATTTAATATTGAGGATGCTCTTTGTCGTGCTTTTGTGATGGGCCTTGGTACTGGTTTGCCGTCACCAGACGCGGTAAAGAATATGCTCAGTTGGATTAATCTAACGTCAAAAAAGGAGGAAGTTGTTTTGACTGAAGATTATGTTCGTAGTTGTGTACCCCGCTACATTACCTTTCTGTTTAACAAATCGTAGGAGATTTAAATAATGGCTATTGTTGAAGGCATTTCAATGTGGGCTTCTGTTACTACGCCCAACACAACATTCACCCCTGTTTATCAGGTAAGCCTTGTTGTTGATGAGGAAGTTGCTAATGACTTCCGGGCGCGTGGATTCAACGTCAAAGAGATGGACGAAGGCCCAGCCCTTGTAATCAAGCGCAAGGTTACTGGTAAGAATGGGCAGCCCAATTCTGCACCAAAGCTTTTGGACCGTAACAAACAACCACTTAATGTGAGTGTTGGTAATGGCTCCAAGGTGCGTGTTCAGTACAAGGAGTGGGAGTCAACCTGGAATGGCACGTTGTACAAAGGTTTAGACTTCCAGGCCATGCAAGTTCTTGAGCTTGTTGAGTATGCCAGCCCAGACGGTGCTGAGTTTGAGGCACTAGACGGTGATGATGATGGGAGCGAATTGTAATGTGGAGATATACACACGAGGATAAAGTCTATGATGTTGAAAAGATTTCTCCAGAGGGTCAGGCAACATTCATGTTGATCGCTGATGTTCAAAAGAGAATTGAAGATCTTGAAACAAACATGACTATCAATCAAGCGGCGGCAGTTGCACTGCATCAGAAGATGCAAGAGCTTCTTGTTGATGATGCGCTCGTAGAGGACAATGAAACGGAGGAATAAACATGGGCGACTTTGTGGCCTATCAAAAACCTTGTCCAAGTTGCGGAGGCAGTGATCCTGTCTCCATTAACGAGAACGGTTCTGCAAAGTGTTTTAGTTGTGGAACCTTTTTCAAAGACTACGAATCTGCAATGGGAGGCAACGTGGCAGACTTCAATAGTTTCAAAAGATCCAACGACAATACACCTTTAACTGGAAATAACAGCGTGTTCCACGCACTAACAGACAGGGGGATATCCCTTGAAACCGCAAAGAAATATGGGGTTCGTTCAGTCAAAGATGAGAAGGGTAACATCATTGAACATCATTACCCCGCCTACATCAACAATGAAGAAGTGGCTACAAAAATCCGTAGAGCAAATAAAGTTTTTGGTTGGAACGGTTCGCCAAAAGGAACTGGCCTTTTTGGTCAACAGATTGCACAGACGGGCGGTAAATACATTACGATCACTGAGGGTGAATGTGATGCTATGGCGGCATACGAACTTCTGGGGAGTAAATGGCCGGTTGTATCTGTTAAGAATGGAGCACAGGGCGCAGCACGGGATGTACAAGAAAACCTTGAGTTCCTTGAATCGTTTGATACGGTGGTTATTTCTTTCGACAACGACAAGCCAGGAAAGGAAGCCGCAAAGAAAGTGGCGCGTATCCTCAAGCCGGGTAAGGCTAAGATCCTTTACCTCCCTGCTGAATTCAAAGACCCTAACGAGATGCTTAAGCTGGGTCACCACAAAGCTTACGTCACTGCATGGTGGGCTTCAAAACTTTACACGCCGTCTGGGATTTTAAATGTCAGTGAAGAGCGTGAGAACTACAAGAAACGTGAGCGTAAAGAATCTATTCCATATCCTTGGGGTGGGCTAAATGAAAAGCTAGATGGGTTAAGGCAGGGTGAGCTAATTACTTTGACGGGTGGTACAGGCTTGGGTAAGTCTAGTGTTACTCGTGAGCTTGAACACTGGCTCATCACCAATACCAACGATAAGGTAGGCGTCATTGCTCTTGAGGAGGATTGGCGTAGAACTGTTGATGGTATTCTGTCTATTGAAGCTAATGCTCGCCTACATATTGATAGTGTTCGTGCTCAGTTTAGTGAAGAAGAGATCGACAACTTCTTCAATGTTCTTTATGACGGCAATAATAAAAACCGCGTCTTTGTCCATGCACACCTGGGGATGAATGATGTTGACAGTGTGTTCTCTAAGCTACGTTTTATGGCAATGGGCCTTGAGTGTAAGTGGATAGTTTTTGACCACTTGCACATGCTCTTGTCCATGACAACGGATGGTGACGAGCGCCGTAACATTGATTCAATTATGCACAACTTCAGAACGCTGGTTGAAGAGACAGGCGTAGGTCTGATACTTGTGTCACACCTTAGAAGGATTGATGGTAATCGTGGTCACGAGAATGGTATTGAGACAGGACTTAATCACCTACGTGGCTCACAAAGTATAGCTCAGTTGTCAGACTGTGTGATATCTTTGGAGCGTAATCAGCAATCAGAAGACCCCATTGAGGCTAGTACTACACGAGTACGAGTACTTAAATCAAGATATACGGGTGACGTTGGGTTAGCCACACATTTGTTTTATGACAAAGACAGTGGTAGGCTTAGTGAAATTGCTATGGAAGTTGAAGAACAAGACGAGCTTGAACTATGAAATCAATAGTCTTTGATATTGAGGCCGACAGTCTAGAGCCTACAAAGATTTGGTGCATTGCTGCTGTCGATCCCGACTCAGGTGAAACCAAAACTTTTGGGCCTACTGAGATTGTCAATGGCCTTGCACATTTAACTACCGCCGAAAAGCTGATAGGTCATAATATTATTGGTTATGATCTTCCTGCTATAAAGAAAATACATAATGTTGATTTGACAGAGGGCAGAGCAGTTGTAGATACGCTTGTCTTATCTCGACTCTTCAATCCAACAAGAGAAGGTGGTCATAGTCTTGAATCCTGGGGGTATCGTATTGGACTGCAAAAAATAGATCACAAAGAATTTGGAGAGTATTCTCCAGAGATGTTGAACTATTGTCGTAATGATGCAGTCCTTAATGCAAAGATGTTTAACAATCTAAAGGTGGAGTCGAGGGGGTTTAGTAGACAGTCAGTTGTACTTGAACATGAGGCACTGAAGATTATTGCAGAGCAAAGGGATCATGGGTTCCTGCTTGATATTCAGAACGCAACACTATTAGAAGCAGAGCTAACTGATCGCCTTAAAGAAGTAGAGCGTGAGGTGCAAAAAACTTTTAGACCAAAACAAATAAAGACCGTATTGTTGCCCTACTTCACCAAGACAGGAGCTCTTTC